TCAATGCTTTTGAGGGGTTTCTTTTTCTTTCTGATAACGTTTTGATACCACTTTATTTATTTTCGTTATCACATCAAGCTGCTTGTTCGGGTAAAGATGGCTATAAGTCTGTAGCGTGGTTTCTATTTTTTCGTGTCCTAACCTTTCTTGAACTAACAAAGCGCTGCATCCTAATTCAATTAAGTGGCTGGCGTGGGAATGCCTCAAATCATGTATTCTTATTCTATGCACTCCAGTATTCCTTGAAGCAGTATCAAGCCGCTTTGTCATGCTGGACTTGTGAACTTGAAACAAGCGCTGGTTCGGTTCATAATCCACAAGCATTTCAACATACTTATTAAGCATTTCAAAGATGAAATCCGGTAAATAAATCACACGTTTTGACTTTGGTGTTTTCGGCTCACTGATTATATCTTCTTTGTTTAGTCTTACATAAGACTTGCTTATAAAAACTGTTTTATCTTCAAAGTTGAAATCATTCAGTGTCAAAGCTAACAGTTCGCCTTGTCTGATTCCAGAATAAAACAGCAGATTGTATATCGTCAAAAACTGAAAATCATGTGGATCATCGGGATTGAAATAAGTCATAGCCTGGTCAAATTCATCAATCGTCCAAAACTTCATTTCATCAGCGTGTTTTTTGCCGATGCTGCCAGTCTTATGCAGCGGATTGGATTTCAGTTCATAGAACTTCACAGCATAGTTAAACATGGCAGAAAGCTGGTTATTTATCGTTTTAATATATGTTTGGCTCAATGGTTCACCTTGCTTATTCTTCTGCTGCAAGAGCCAGTTTTGCCACTTCCTTACAGACCTGGCATCAATCTTATTGATGGGTACATCTTCATAAAACGGCAATATCTTAGTTGTGATTAAAAACTTTTTTCCTGAAACAGTGGATTCCCTTAAGCGGTGAGAGCAGTCCTCTATATAATCATCATATAACTGCTTGAAAGTGATATCCGGTGTGCCTTGTAAGTTCGTTAGAAAGTCCTGTTCATAAGCAATGGCATCCTTCTTTCTTTCAAACCCTCTTTTCATCTTCTGTTTTCTTTTCCCTGTATAATCTTCATACCTAAAACTTACATACCATTTCCCTGTTTTATCATCCTTGTAAGCTGGCATTAATTATTCCTCCTATCTGTGGTAAAATAGGACATGGCAAATAAGCCGATGCAAATCGGTTTGTTTTGCTATCCTACGGAACATCACTCAAACTTTGGTCGGGGCGAGTGGTGTTCTTTTTTTGTTTTAAAATTTCCTCTTTAATTCTTTAAGTACTCCGACAATCCGAACATCCTCACATTCACTTCCTACAAATGTTCTAGGCGGGTATTTAGGATTGCTGGCGTAGAGAGTAATGCTCCCGTTATTGATATGGACGCGCTTCAAGGTCCCTTCATATCCATTGATAACCACAACGGCGATTTGGCCATTATATTCAACTTCTGGCATCTTCTTAATCAATACCTGGTCACCTGAAAAGATTCCATCACCGGTCATGCTATCGCCGCTGACATCCAACACAAAGTAATCATCTGGATTTGTGATGTCTTCAAAATGCTCAAACCCGTGAAACTCCTGATACGCTGGTCCGTCCGGTCCGGCTTTTACACTACCGTATCTAGGGACTGCCTTCCGGTCCGACACCGGGCGGGTGGTGTCTAGTAAGTCATTATCAACAAAAACCTTTGGGCTTACGTTGAAATACTCCGCAACTTCTTTCATCTTCGGTAGCTTTGGGGTACGTTCGCCGGTTCGCCATCGCAGCACGGTTGTTCTGCTGACGTTTAGATCTTCAGCAAGTTTCGTGTCTCCAATTTTTTGCCTATTCATTAGTTCGCTTAATTTATCAGAAAAAACACTCACAATTTTTCACCTCTCTTTTCAATTTCTACTATAATAAGCGCTAAAAATAGTGTACTTCATGTGTGACAAAAATGCAACCAATTGGAAAAAATTGTGCCCAAATGGTTGCGAACATATGCTCTATATGCTAATATGGATTCAACAGCAAAGGGGTGACAAAAATGCACAAAGAATTAATGGCCGAGAGAAGAGCTAGAAAAATAACGCAAAAAGAAATTGCGGATGCAATCGGAATGGCCACAGAATCATATGGGAGAAAGGAACGGGGACAACGTTCTTTTGAATTGGAAGAAGCAGCTGACATCTCTAAGTTTTTGAAAGTTCCTATTGATAAGCTGTTTCCGGAATTTTTTGCAGACGTATAGTGACAAAAATGCACAGTTGAATTTGGAGGTGTGGACATGGCGCAAGTCAAGCAGCACGAATTTTACAAGGTGGAAGACGTGATGCGGATGCTGGACGTGAAACAAACAAAAGCCTATTCAATCATTAGGCAGTTAAACAAGGAGCTGGAAGCACAAGGAAAAATCGTTGTGGCTGGCAGGGTTTCGAAAAAGTATTTCGACGAAAGGATTGTTTGAATGACAGAAGAGACGAAGCGGAAGCTGATTGGTTCGAGCAACGCGTTACTCATTGAAAGGGGATGAAAGAATGAGGCTAAAAAAAGCATTTTTAGAACTGTTGTATGTGGATTTTCACGAAGAAAAAGAACTAAGTAAGGATGCAGAACTGTTGTCCATGGCCATGCTGCTGCTTTTCTTTTTCGCAGCGTTGACCATAGATTCATGGGTATAAGAGGAAACGCAATGAATAAGAGGGCAATAAAAAAGAGCTACCGGAGAAGTAGCCCAAACAAAAACATTTTCGGGTTCATTATAACATAGGAGGCCAACATGAAAACTAGCGACGAAACAAAAAACATCATTCAAGCACTGGTGAAAGCTCAAGCTTCTTTTGAATCGGTCAAGAAGGATAGGCAGAACCCTTTTGCAAACAGCGCATATGCAACGCTGGACGCCATTCTGGAAGAAGTGCTTCCGAAGTTGACGGAGAACGGCATCGCTTTGACGCAAGAGCCGGTCACAAGCCTCACGGAAAACGGATTGAAAATCGGGGTCATCACAAGATTGTTCCACACAAGCGGGGAGTTCATGGAGTACGATCCTTTGTTCATGGAATTGGAAAAAGGCGCGAAGATGAACATGGCACAAAGCGCGGGTTCCGTCATCACATACGCCAAAAGATATGCCATCAGCGCTATTTTAGGCATCAGCACAGATGAAGACAATGACGGCGTGCAACCAAAAGGCGGAAAACAACACGATAAAAGACCGCAACAAAAACAGCCGCCGCAGGACGACAACGCTCAAAAGATTGAGCAAGCCATCCAAGAATACCAGGACTTCTTGCTGGACCATGGCCGAAACTTGGGAGAGTTGAACCAATACATCATCAAACAAGAAAAAGTTCAAAGCATCGACCAGGTGGACCGCTTGCGTGTGATGGGATATTACAAAGCCTTTGCGAAGAAACAAGAGACGGACAATCTGAAGGCGGAAAGAGAGCGGCAGCAACAGGCGCAAAGTCGTCAACAGCAATCACAAGAGCCGCAACAACAAAGTCTGATGGAAGGCCGCACAACGAACGTAATTGACTGGGGGAATAAATAATGAGTAACGAATTGATGGCAAACAGCAGCTTTGGATTGGAGTTCAAACCAGCCGAGCTTAACATGAAAAACTATGACGAAATGAAAGAGTTGGTCCAAAGTTACGCTGATAAATACAAAGGTTTAGTGTTTACGAGAGACGAGAAAGGCGGAGCAAACGAAGCCCGCACCGAACTCTTGGGACTGCAAAACGCAATCGAAGCGGAACGGAAAAACGTGAAGCAAGTTTATAACGAACCGCTGAAAGAGTTTGAAAGAAAAATCAAAGAACTCACCGCCATGATTGACGAACCGTTGAACGATATTCGAGATGGTTTGAAAGTTATCGAAGAAGCAGAAAAAGCAGAGCGAGAAGACGCCTTAAATCGTCTTCTGGACGAAAAGTTGACCGAATCGACCATTTCCCTTGATGAACTCGAAAAAGACGAGAAATGGCTTAATAAGGGCAACTGGACAGCCAAGCTGAATCCAACTAAGAAACTTGAGGCGGAAATCGACACGGCCATTGAACAAGCGGAAAAAGAAAAAGAACGCAAAGAATCCGAGAAACGCATCCTGACAGAATTCTGTAAAGCGCAGGACATTGATCCGGCTGGTTGGATTAGTCAGCTAGAATACAAGTCTGCTATGGAAGTTATCGACCTTATCAATCTTGAAAAGGAACGGAAGGCGCGCCTTGCTGCTGAACAAGAACAGAAACGAAAAGAGCATGAAGAGTTTATGGCCAAGCAGCAAGCAGCGAAACAGGAATCAGAAGCGTTCGCGGAGCAAGAACAAACCGTGGCACCTGGACCGGAAGCCGTCATCAATCCGGAAGAGAAGATTTCAAACGTCATCCGCGTGACCGGAACGGTTGGCCAACTGATGAAGCTGAATGAGTTTTTGATTGCAAGCGGCATTGAAGTCGAAGAAGTCATCATGCCAGACGTTTCGATTGACGATTTACCTTTCTAAAGGGGCGGTTTAGTGGAATACGAAGGAAAAATCATCAAAGTACAAGGCAATGAAGTCACTTTCTCTTTAGATCGTGACTTCGACATTGCCGAAGCAAAGCGGCTTTCACTCACAGGAAGCCCAAGAAGTATCATCCGGGTCATTGATGACCGGAACATGACCAAGGCGCAAAACGGCATGATTCACGGTTTGTTTAACGACATCGCGTTACATACCGGTTACCCGCCGGAATATGTCAAAGACTTGCTGAAAGCACTGTTCGCGGGACACAAAGGCATTGAGACATTCAGCCTGGAGAATTACGGCATCAGTCAAGTGTTCGCCGGGGAGTTCATTGAGTATATTCTGGAGTTTTGTTTTTATCACGAAATCCCGTTCAAGTACCAGCAGTTTCATCTTGCCAGCGACATCACACGGGTGCTGTTCTTGTATCTTAAAAACCGCGCTTGCTTTGTGTGTGGGAAGCCTCATGCGGACATCGCTCACTTCGAAGCGGTGGGGATGGGAAGGGATAGAAAAAGCATCGACCACAGCAAGCACCGGTTTATGGCACTTTGCAGGGACCACCACCAGGAGCAGCACCGAATCGGCCTAAAATCATTCATGCAGAAGCATGTGCTGGTGCCGATCAAGTTGTCGCCGGAGCAAGTGAAAGAGTTCAAGATTGGCGGATAAATGTGAACGAGATATGTCGCGTTTTATTAAAAAGTTTATAGAAAAATAACAATTTATTGAATATTTCATAGGTATTTTGTACTATAAACATACAAGAAGGGAATGGTAGAAAATGGAAAAGGTAGTCAAGGCAGTGAATTTTCCAAAAGACCTAGTGGATGAAATCATTAGGTATCAAAAAGAAAACTATATCGCTTCTTTTACAGCAGCGGTTGTTGAGTTGGTTCGTAAAGGTTTGGTCAATTAAAGGAGGAGCGCAATGCTAGAGTTTTTAGGATGGTCAGCCGTGATTTTAGTCGTTGTATTCGTGGGGAGCGCGGTTGTTTATGGCATTTATGAAGGAATCAAAGGCAAGAAGTAAGGAGGGCAATTTGTGTCTGACAAATTGAAACTAGAAGGGGTTTTATCGCAAGGGTACGGGATCATTCCCAAGCTGGTAATGAAAGACAAAGATTTGTCGATAGAAGCCAAATCAATCTATTCATACTTTTGCAGTTATGCCGGCGGTGGAAATACAGCTTTTCCATCTGTTGAATTGATATGCAGTGACTTGGGGATCAGTGAGAACCGGCTTTTGAAACACCGCAAGCAGTTAATTGACAAAGGGTACATCAAAGTGAAGCGAGAGCGGAAAGAAAAAGGCTGGAGCAATAACATTTACACAATCGCTCACGCCGTACACCTTCAAAACGTAGGCATACGAAATGAAGGCCTACAAAATGAAGGCATAGGAAACGTAGGCCTACAAAATGAAGGTACTAATAATAACAGCTTTAATAATAACAGTCTTAATAAGAACAGTACTAAAAAGAAAAGTCGTCAATCGCAGAAGCGATATGCCGATGACTCCCCGTACATGAAGTTGGCCAAAGAGTTGTTTTCCGAAATAAAAAGAAACAACGACGAGGCAAAAGAACCGAACTTCCAAAGATGGGCTGATGATTTCAGGAAACTGGTTGAACTAGACAAACGATCCATTGATAACGTCCGAGAAGTTTTGAAGTGGTCGCAACAAGATAGTTTCTGGAAAGGGAACATTTTGTCTGCTCGTAAATTACGAGAAAAGTATGACCAGTTAAAAGTCCAGTCTGGAAAATTCACTAAGAGGAGCGGAGGGTATGACACATCAGAATACGACAACCTTTTCTAATATTGGAGATCTCTTGAAAGAAAAGATGCAAGAAGTGGATGAGGTTTGTCCGACGCATGGCTGCAACTTGATCGTGGCATTTGGTAAAGCGCCGATATGTATGGAATGCGGCAAAGAAGAAAAGGCGAGGAAAGAAAAAGAAATGGCAGAAGAAGCCAGCCTTGCGTATTACAAACGCAATACTTACAGCTGGCTGTCCAAGCATTCCATCTTTCTTGATGACACGCTTCGCGATGCGAGCTTTGACAACTACAAGACCGAGGACGCGGAAACAAGAAGAAACAAAGAAATGGCGCTGAACTTTGCAAGGGAATACTACAAAGGCGCCACATACAACACTATTTTTACTGGAAAAGCAGGAACAGGCAAAAGCCATCTGTCCATGAGCATGTTGAAAGTGGTCAACGAGTATAGCAAGCCGTACCGCAAGTGTCTGTTTGTTTCTGTTGATGAAATGATGCGGAGAATCAAGGACAGCTTCAACAACAAAGACAGTTACTACACCGAGCAGCGCATGATTGACCTTTTAACGTCTGCTGACTTGCTCGTGATGGATGACTTGGGAGCGGAGACTGGAGCCATCACAAGTGACAAGACGGCAACAGACTTCACCACACGAACGCTATACGCCATTATCAATGGCCGGATGAATAAGCCGACGATCATCACAACGAATCTAAGTAGCAGAGACATGGCAAAGATGTACGACAGCAAACTTATCTCAAGGATGTTTCGTGGGACTGATGGCCACGTTATATCTTTCAAAGAAACCAACGACAAAAGAAGAATGGTCGAATTTTAGAAAGTCATTATTTTTTTGGTTGTAAAGTGACAAAAATGCACAAGGAGGACATCATGGCGAAATTACTTATTTCTGTCGGCTGCACATACACGGGCGATCTGGTCGGCAGCGACATCATAAAAGAACTAGAAAGCGGCGGGTTTGAGGTGGTATCAGGCCACTACCCGCATTATCAGGCGGTGCATGAGTTTGATAATAACCACGAACAATCGGAGGCGCTCATTGCTTTGGTGCAGATGAGGCACCACGAAACGATACAAGACCTCACGGAAGTGGTCCGCAACACACTGAAAACAGGTCAGTTTGATTTGAGAAGCATCGACTTCAACATACGGGAACAGGTTACTTCTTTGAAATAAACAACAAAAGGACGGATGAAAAATGATCAATAACGTGGTGCTGGTTGGCCGGTTAACCGCCGACATCGACCTTAGATACACGCAAACAGGAACGGCAGTGGGAAACTTTAACCTGGCAGTAAACCGCACATTTACCAATCAAAACGGCGAACGTGAGGCGGATTATATCCGCTGCGTTGCCTGGAGAAAGACGGCAGAAACGGCAGCAAACTTCGTCGGCAAAGGCTCCTTGGTAGGCATTCAAGGACGCATCCAGACAAGACACTATGACAACGAGCAAGGGCAGCGCATTTATATCACGGAAGTTGTAGCTGAATCCATCCAGTACTTAGATAGCCGAAACAAGTCGAATAACGGCGGTCAAAGTTACGGACAGGGAAACAGTCAAGGAAACTATCAAAATAGCACAGGCGGAAATTTTGGAGGCAATCAGGGCGGATTTGGCCAACACAGGGACCCGTTTGAACGGACAGCTGATCCAATTGAAATTTCTGATGATGATTTGCCTTTCTGAAGGAGGAGACAAAATGGACCTGAACAAACTTATCAATTTAGCGGACTTTAACCTTTGGTGTTCGGAACGCCTAGGCAAAGAAAAGGAAAAAGAAGCAGTGCTTTTCTTGGAAGATATATATAACCAGCTGTACAAGAAAGCGGAGGAGCAAGTCCGGGAGATTATTAGAAAGGACGCAAAGTCGGACGCACCCAAATATTTAACACAGTTTGATCCGGAGGGGATGGAATGAAAAAACAAAGGCTAGTAATCGGAATATTGGTTGTGTTGGTTCTTGGACTGTCCATCGCGTTGGGAAGAATGTCCGACAAACTGGACAACACGGAACTCCAACGGGATGCGGCGTTGAAGGAGAAAGAAGCGTTGACCGTTGAACTGTGGAACACACGGGAACAATTGAGAATCAGCAACGATCAACTGTATCAAATCGAGATGCGGAACGAAGGAATGGAATACCAGGAGGGTGCGGAATGAAATTCGGAATGCGAAAGCCGAGCATCAAACGCTCAATAAAAGCAAGAACCACAGGGAAACTGAAACGCCGTGTGAAGCGGGCCATCATACCAGGATATGGCAAGAAGGGCATGGGTTGGTTGCGAGACCCTAAACGGGCAGCGTACAACAAAGTGTACAAGAAGACGACGTTTAGTTTCTGGGATCTATTCAAATAGGAGGATGCGAAATGACGATAACAAACATGCTGCTGGCCGGAATCCTTGTTGCTTTGGTTGGAATCATGAAAGAGATTAAAAGTGCGAGTGTGAACATTAAGGTGACTATCTTGAGAGAACGGAACAAGAACCGTATCAGTGATCCAATCAGAGAAGCAGACGAAAAAGAGATGTGGGGCTAGTGTCAACTATAAGAAAGGAGAAGCGACATGACGCCGTTGGAGAAAAGGCACATTGGAAAATTGCTTGCAAAAGCGCGTAAGGAAAAGGGCTGGACGCAGCAAAGGGTGGCGGACAAGTTGGGGATAAGCAGCGCGACGGTTTGGATGGTGGAAAGCAGAAGCGCGGGCGATGGGAATTACTACCGCATAGGCAAGTTGGTTGGGGTTGACGTTTTAGGCGCATTGAAAAAACGCCGGGCTTTGCTTGCATCGAATCGCGGGAACGGGGCCGCCGTTCGTTGCGTCTACTTCGTCGGGAATAGAGGTTACCAAATCGAGGGGTACATAGCCGAGCCGAAAGACAAGTACAAGAACTCGTTTGTGGTGAAGGTGACGAAGGGCGAGGAATTACTCAAACGATTCCCCGCTTTTGATAAAGTGCTTGTTTCAAAAGACAAAGTGGAGTTTATTTGAGGGGAGAAGCCATGAGTGAGTTATTGCCAGAAAGTCAGGCAGTTACATCGGAGTTCATCAATACTATTTATAACATCAAACATGTTCAATGGAAACATAAGTTTGGAAGATGCGATGCCGAAGAAGCTATGAAAGAGATCGAGAAGGAACTAAAAGAGCATCAAAAGCGCTATGAAAAACTGTACAAACCTTATTACGATAGTTTGGGAGATTAGGAGGGAAAATGGTTGCGGAATATCTTTGAATTAAGTCGGTATGATTTGTGGTGGCTGGAAGACAAGTTCAACCGGTATGAACAACTAGATAAAGAGATTGCTATACGGAAAGAAGAGTTGAAGATGCAGGAGCCGGATGAGAATGTGGGTGGGGGCAAAAGCAACGTTGCCGGAAATCCGATTGAGTCACAAATCATCAAGGAGCAGTCGGACCCGTACATCATCACCAGGCAGCATTGGAAGCGAGCGATCGAACAGGTATACAACGATTGCACGGAAGAAGAGCAGCAAGTGCTACAAGAGAAGTTCTGGAGCAATCAAAATTACTTATCGTGGCCGGAGATTGGAGAGAGGCATCACATTTCCAAAACGACCATATATGACATGCGGTACTCAATACTGGAACGCTTTGCCAAAGAGATTGGGTACATATAAATGCGGTCGGATTTGTATAGTTGACCGGAGAAAAATGAGGTAAATTGATAGTATGAAATGATTTCCTCCTGGAAGAGAGATTGCCAAATTGCTGGCAGTCTCTTTTTTTATACATACAACCCGAAAAAGGCGAGGTGGTGACATGAGTTGATAGATTGGGAGAAAATACGAAAAGAATTTGAAGAAACAGACATCACCATGAAGGCGTTGGCCGAAAAGCACGGGGTGAAGCCTGGCACGTTAAGGAGCAGGAAGAACCGTGAAGAGTGGCAACGCAACAAACCGAAAAACGTTGCAACGCGACGCAACAATAAGAAAAATGTTGCAACGCAAAAGGCCGAGAAGATTCTAAACCAAAACGAAGAGCTTTTGGGATGGGAAATGATGTTCTGTTATGAGTACCTTAAAGAGTTTAATGCAACCAAGGCTTATTTGGCAGCAAGGGACGTGACATACAATACCGCTGCTGTTGAAGGGAGCAAAACCCTCAAAAAGCCTAAGATACAGAAGGCTATACGAGATATTAGAAAAGAATTGGACGGCGAATTGTTCATTGAGGTTTCTGACATCGTTCAGCAATGGGCGAAACAGGCATTTGCTAACATAACAGACTTCGTTGATTTTGGGACGGAAGAAGTTGAAGTGTTGGATGAAGACGGGCAGCCTATGCTTGATAGAGAAGGAAACAGGGTGAAACACAGATATTCTTATGTTTACTTCAAGGACAAGAGCGAAGTTGATGGAACGCTCATCCAAGAAGTGAAGATGGGGAAAGATGGTCCGGTTCTCAAGCTGTATGACAAGCAACGGGCGCTGAAAGAGTTGTCCAGGTACCTAACAGACGAAAACGATTTGGCGATGGCGCTGCTTAAAGCGAAAGTGGACAAGCTGAAGCGTGAGACGTCCGTTGATACGAATACAGAGGACAAGCTGAAAGAATACTTTGAATTGCTAGGGCGTGAGATTGATGGCGCTGAATAACTTATATACGCCAAAGCAAATACAAATTTACAAGCGGACCAGGCAAGAAGATTGGTTCATGCTGATAAATCACGGGGCGAAACGTGCCGGGAAGACAGTTCTAAACAATGACTTGTTTTTGAATGAGTTGATCCGTGTGCGGCAAATTGCAGACGAAATCGGCATTGACGAACCAATGTACATCCTGGGCGGTGTCTCCAGCAAGACGATTCAAACAAACGTCCTCCAGGAGCTTTACAACAAATATGGCATCGAGCCGAAGTTTGATAAGCATAACAACTTCAAACTGTTTGGCGTGAAGATTATCCAGGCATACACTGGAACGATTGCCGGACTTGGAAGCATTCGAGGGATGACGGCATTTGGAGCGTACATCAATGAGGCGACGCTGGCCAACGAAGAAGTGTTCAGTGAAATCATTTCCCGTTGTTCTGGAGAAGGCGCAAGGATCATATGCGACACGAACCCGGACCATCCAGAGCATTGGCTGAAAAAGAAATACATCGACAATCCAGGCAAAAACATCATCAGTTATCACTTTACGTTGCACGATAACACGTTCTTAAGTGAACGTTACAAACGGAATATCATTGAAACGACTCCTTCCGGTATGTTTACGGACAGGGGCATTTTTGGGTTGTGGACCATTGGCGAAGGCGCGATCTATTCCGATTTTGACGAAAACAAACACACCATTGATTCAGAAGACGTTCCGTGGAATGAAATCACCACTTACTATGCAGGCGTTGACTGGGGTTATGAACACTTTGGCGCTATTGTGGTAGTTGGTGAAACAGATGACGGCAGAAAATACCTGGTAAGGGAATATGCAGCGCAACACAAAGACATTGATTATTGGGTGGACGTTGCAAGGAAGGTTATATCCGAATACGGGAAAAAGATTCCGTTCTATTGTGATTCAGCAAGGCCGGAACATGTGGACCGCTTCATCCGTGAAGGGTTCTATGCTTATAACGCAAACAAAAGCGTCGTGAGCGGGATTGAACAAGTGGCCAAGGGTTACAAAGAAAACAAACTGTTTATCGTAAAGCAGCGCGTTGAACGGTTCCTTGATGAAGTTTACCAATACATTTGGAATCCGAAAACAGGGGAGCCGGTGAAACAGAACGATGACGTTCAGGATGCGTTGCGTTATGCAATATTCAGCCACATGACAGACGATGGCTGGCTGTACTAAAGGGGTGAGAGAGTGAACTACAAAGATTTATTGAGTGAGAATCCGGACACGGTTGCAACAGCGCTAAACAAAGCGATTGATGCTGATAAAACTTCAGAAGAAAAAAAGAAAGCGAAAGATGGCCAGCGGTATTATAACTATGAGCATGACATCTTACAAAACCGCATCTTTTACATTGACGATAACAACGTGTTGCAGGAAGACCGCCACGCGTCGAACGTAAAGATTCCGCATCCGTTCCATACGGAATTGGTGGACCAGAAAGTGCAGTACTTGCTATCTAACCCGGTTGAACTGGAAGTGGAAGATGAAACGTTCAAAGAGCGACTGAAAGAGTACTATGACGAAGATTTTCAGCTATTCCTACAAGAAGCGGTGGAAGGTGCATCCAACAAAGGGTTTGAATACGTCTTTGCACGAACCAACGCAAACGACAAGCTTTGCTTCCAGGTATCGGACAGCTTGCAGACATTCCCTATTTATGATGAGACAAACGCTGTACGGGCCATTGTTCGTTATTATGACAAAGACGTTTACCGGGACGGCAAGAACAAAACCGTGACGTTTGCGGAATTGTGGGATGAGGAAGAGGTAACCTTCTTTGTGAAGGGGAAAGGTGACAAGTTCATCCTGGACGAAAACAGGGAAATGAACCCGCGGCCTCATGTTATCGCTAAGGCAGAAGACGGAAAGGTTTTGAAACGTTCTTATAAAACGTTGCCGTTCTATCGTTTGAGTAACAACAAGAGCGAGCGTACAGACCTGGAGCCAATCAAAGCGCTGATTGATGATTATGACTTAATGGCCGCTTTCTTATCGAACAACTTGCAGGACTTTGCAGAAGCCATTTATGTGGTGAAAGGGTTCCGCGGCGATGATTTGAGTACGCTCCGGCAGAATATCAAATCCAAAAAGGTAGTCGGCACTGGATCTGATGGCGGTGTTGACGTCAAAACGGTGGATATTCCGGTGGAAGCACGGAAAACCAAGCTTGAGATTGATAAAGATGCCATTTACAAGTTTGGGATGGGCTTTGACAGCACTCAAGTTGGAGATGGGAACATCACGAACGTTGTCATCAAATCACGGTATGCGCTACTGGACATGAAGGCAAACAAAGCAGAAGTCCGATTGCGGGCGATGCTGGCCTGGTGCAATGATATGATTGTGAATGACATTAATCGTCGTTATGGGACAGCATACAAGGCAAACGACATCAAAGTGAGCATTGTCCGTGAAACTATGGTAAATGAGAAAGACATCGTGGAAATTGACCGTGTCAAAGCGGAAACGAAAGCGAACATCATTCAAACCATTCTTGCAGCCGCTCCAAGACTGGATGATGAAAGTGTCTTGAAGTTGATTTGTGAGCAATTTGAGCTGGACTGGGAAGAGGTGCAGCTGCTTATCGAAGAACAGGAATACCGAACTGATTTACAGGAAGACACGGATCCGGTAGAAGGTGAAGACGATGCAACAGCTGGACAGATGGAATAAGGAGCTTGAGCGATTGTCTGCTGCGTCCTATCGGGAAGCAAGCAGTGAGCTGTATAGCTTTTATAAAGATGCATTAAAACAGCTGAAAAAAGAAATCAAAGTCTATATCGAAAACTATGAAACTCTTTCTTTCTCAAAGCGTTTAGAAGTGGAACAGCAAATTGCTGTGGCCAGACGTATTGATGAAATCATAGACGTTCTGAATGACGGTACGAACAACTCCATCCGAAAGCAGATAGAAAGCGAGATTGACCGCGGATATTATGGAACCTGGTATGCGTTGCAAGGAAGTGAAAATATCCAGATTGATTTCCCGATGCTGGATGAACGGTATGTTAAGCGATTGGTTCATTCTCCAGTTGATGGAAAGACATTCTCCAAACGGTTGTACAATCATCAATCTGATTTGGCCAATAAAGCAACGAATGAATTGCTGATGGGTGCCGTTCGCGGGGAAGGATATGAGGCAGTGGCCAAAAGGGTAGCGGAGCAGACCGAAGCGAGCTATAAACAAGCTTTGCGCATCGCTAGAACAGAAGGTGGCCGCGCTAGATCATCGGCCAAGCAGCAAGCATACAGGGCGGCAGAAAGAAAAGGCGTCAAGCTGGAAAAGATGTGGATGGCCACGCTGGACAAGAAAACCCGTCATTCTCATAGAGCGCTGGACGGACAGACCGTTCCGGTGAAAGGACAGTTTAAGCATAACGGCTACTATGCCGACGGTCCGAGGTTGTTTGGCGTTGCTTCACAGGACATTAACTGTCGTTGTACGACTATCGCGGTGGTGAATGGACTGAAACCCGAATTGCGGAGAGAAAACGAAACCAAAAAGGTGATTCCGTACAAGAGTTATAACGATTGGTTAAAAAACACTAAGAAACAGGCAGTCGATTCGTTGTCGGATAAGAAAAGCGTTAATTTAAATGGTATAATTAGGAAAATTAAACCAGAACACGCAACAGAAGTGATTAATAGCTTGGACAAGGCTCCTGCTAAGTTGAGAAACGTATGGAACAAGTTTGGTGACAAGATTCGTTTAGGTGATCCAGACTATAAAGGCGGGGCGCATTACAGGCCGTCAATAAGCGGAGAAGGCCAAGTTAACATGAACATGGACAAGGTGATTAATGGAACCACCTTCCATGCTCCGATGGGCACCTTCTTCCATGAGTTTGGACACAATATTGATTATCTGGCATCTGAAGCAAAAGGCGGAAAAGGGTACCATGCTTATAGCTCACAGTTTGTCTCTAAAAAGCACGAAGGCTATACTTTACGGGACATGATTGTGGAAGAGTCGAATGATTATGTAACGAAAACCTGGAACCAATTAAAAGATGAGGCCGTTGCATCCGGTTTGAAACGGTCTGACGTGAAGAAGTATAAAGCGTATAGCAAAATCAGGGAAGAATTGATGGAGCTTCATTATTATGATTCGGACGTGGCCGACATATGGGAAGGCGCCACAAATGCAAGAGTTACTGGTAAATTGGGACACGGTAAAAGTTACTGGAAAGATGACAAGAACCGGGTAAACAAAGAAGCCTTTGCTGAAATGTTCGGCACCAGCATCTCACGGCCGGAATCTTTGGAAGCCATCAAGAAGTATTTCCCTAAGGCTCATGAGATTTTTGAAGAAATGCTGGATGACATCATGAAGGAGTGATGAAAAATGGATGATGTGATTACGAAGTACGTTGAAAAGTTCAATGAATCAGTACCAATACACTTGATCCCTGCATCCTGGTCCGATGAAAAGCTGAAGAAGGAACTGGAGCGTTGTATAAAAGAGAATAAGCCGCTTGAAATTGAAACTGAAGAGAATGCGGATTATTAAAAGGCATCTATCAAACAATGATAGGTGCTATTTTTATGCCAAAAAGGAGCGATAGCATGGCCATGACACAATTTGAAAAGCAATTGCTGAAAGAGCTTCAAGGAATCAGAAAAGAGCTGCATGAAATGAATAAGAAGCGGCCGGAACCTGGACAGGTTGATGGCCGTTCTGTTGCAAGGAGCATCGACATCGACATGGGGGCGGTGCTAAATAACCGTTTGAGAGGTGATGGATGATGAAGCGGTTTATTGTGAAAGTCATTAATTGGATATTACTTAAGGCATACCGCGTGCGGTAGAAAGGATGCGTGATCTAAAACGTATCTCGACCTGGGCAAGTCGTTAAAAGGCTTATTTATTTTGCTCACGTCCAGGAGCATAGCTGGACAATCCAACAGGAAGCGACCTGTATAAACATGCTATGGATAAATCGGAGGGAAAGAAAATGGAATGGATTAAAACTATTTTAGAGAATCACCGCAAAGAAGACGGAACGATTGAAGTTGATGCAGCCATGGATGACATCAAAAAAGAGTTTCCGAAGAATGCGGTGCCTAAAGACGTTTATAACCAAACGGCGGATGATTTGAAGAACGCAAACAAATTGGTCGATGACTTGAAGAAAGAAAACAAAGACGTCGAAGGTTTGCAGAAGAAAATCACGGACTATGAAAAAGAAGTGGAAGACCTCAAAGCCGAACGCTTGGAGATTCAAAAAACACACGCAATCAAAGAAGCGTTGCAAAAAGAAGGCGCAGCAGACGTTGATTATATGCTGTTTAAGCTTGGGGAGCTTGAAGTTGACGAAGACGGGAATGTGAAGGACCTGGAGAACAAGGTGAAAGAGCTGAAAGAAGCAAATCCAACGTTCTTTGCATCCGAGGATAAAGACGAAGGCGACAACAACCCTCCAGGTTATGAAGTAGTGGACAACGGACTGGACAAAGGAAAGCCGTCCGATCCAGCTGCAACCGCAACAGCAGAATTTGAAAAAGCATTGGGATTGACAACAGACTAATAGAAAAGAGGAATATAAATGGCTAACAATCTTGAATACAGCAAAATCTTCCAGCCGGCGCTGGACAAACAAGTGGTGCAAGAATCCACAACAGGGTGGATGGAGTTAAACAGCAACTTGGTGAAGTACAACGGAGGAAATGAAGTCAAGCTTCCGAACATCGTAATGGATGGATTGGCAGACTATGACCGTGCAAATGGCTTTGTCGGCGGAGACGTCACTTTGACATGGCAAACACATGCGTTGACACAAGACCGTGGCCGTTCCTTCACATTGGATGCAATGGACGTGGACGAAACAAACTTTGTGGCAACAGCAGGCACTGTTATGGGTGAGTTCCAACGTACACAAGTTATTCCAGAAATTGATGCGTACCGTTATTCTAAACTGGCAACTTTGGCCATGGATAACGACCGAAGCCGTGACATTGAAATCACAGACAGCAACATCCTGGACGAAATTTTGCAAGACTTGGCAACCTTGGAAGATGCAATTGGCGCACAGCAGTTCATCATCACAATGAGTCCTATCTTGTCGCAGCGACTGGCCAAAGCTGGAAAAGATTATATCGGAAAAGGCAGCTTGCAAAAAGGCGAAGCACTTGTGGATGTACGGACATTCAACGAGAATCCGATTGTCAAAGCGACATCCCAACACTTGAAGTCTTCCTTCATCTTCCGTGACGGAACAACTAGCGGACAAGAGCAAGGTGGCTTTGCAGTGGCAGACGGTGCGCAAGACCTCAACTGGATCATTGCCACACGGGATGCACCGATTGCTATTTCTAAAACGGATAAAGTACGCACATTCAGCCCGGATGTGAACCAAAACGCCGATGCTTGGAAATTGGACTACCGTAAATACCATGATTTGTGGGTACCAAAAAACAAACTGGCTAAAGTGTTCGTAAATGCTAAGCCAGCAACTACTGGAGCATAAGGGGTGAGAATTAATGCGGACTTTTAAGCGTGCGAACGTTATTAAACAGACCGATAACGAGTCAAAAATTCAAAAGTATTTGGAACAAGGGTACAAAGAACTCACTTCTCAACCAAAAGAGAAGGAAGAGGCTCCAAAAGAACCTGATTATGAAAACATGGAGCTTTCAGAGTTGAAAAAGCTGGCGGATGATCGCGGCATCGAGTATGCCAAAAACGCATCCACAGAGAAAATGGTTGATTTGCTAAAAGGGGAGTAGTCATTACTCCCTTTTTCCTTTTGAAAGAGGTGAGAGAATGATTATTTCGCTGGAAGAAGCGCAGAAACTGGATGAAGACATCCTTCCAGAAGACTTGGAGGCATTTGAGCAAAGCGTGAGGCAGCTGACGAACAACAACTTTCAGAACACGGCTGTTCGATTCCGTAGCGTAAGCCTGGAAGAACCAAACATCATCCGAGTAAACGGACAGATAAGAGGATTGAGAAAAGGCGATACCGTAGAAGTCAATTACAGCCGATATAACGATGGTTTGTACACAGTTGAAGAAATACTCACGGACGCAATCAAAGTGGCTGACGAGCCGTTTCTGGAGGAAAATAACAGCGATTTGATGGTGACGTTGGTTTCATATCCAGCCGACATCAAACGTGGCATCAAGAAGCTGATTCAATACGACAAGAAGATGGCCGGGAAACTGGGCATCAAGTCGGAAACAGTCAGCAGAATGAGCGTCACTTATTACGACGTCAACGCAAGTGAGAACACAGACGGTTATCCTGCATCTCTTTTATCGTTCTTGAAGAAGTACGAGAAATTGAGGTGGGGCTGATGAAGTCGTTTGACATCCAAGAAAAGAAACAAATTGATGATGGAATAGGCGGCTTTACGGAAGACTGGACCACGTTTGCAAAGGTTCAAGGGTATCTTGACCTGGTAACAGGAACCGACGAAACAACGCTTCAGAACGCCGTTACGGAACAATCCACACACATGCTGATTATCCCTGAATTTACAGACGGGATAACGGATGACATGCGGGTTGTAGAAGAGAATGGCCGCTATTACTTGATAACTTATGCGGATGATCCGGTGGGCCTTGGCCATCACAATGAAATTTACTGTAAGTATGGCGGGGTGATTCAACATGCCTAAAGGATGGGAGTTTGAAGACAACTCCAAACGAATCAAACAACAAATGGATCAAGTGTCAGAAGAAGCATTATTGTCCGCTGCTTTATTGGTAGAAGGGCAAGCAAAGGCGCTGGCACCTGTAGGTAATACCGGAGAATTGCGCGACAAAATCGACCATCGAATCACCACCCGAGGAATAGAAAAGGTCGCTCAAGTTGGTTCTCCGCTTCAATATGCAATTTATGTGGAGTTCGGGACTGGCGAGTTTGCAGAGAATGGTGCCGGGAGAAAAGGCGGATGGGTATACAAAGCGCCAGATGGAAAGTGGTACTTTACAAGGGGCCAAAGCCCGCAGCCTTTCTTACGTCCGGCATTCAGGAGAAATAAAGATAAGATCAAAGAAATCATTGGGAAAGAGTATGGCGCCAGATTCGATGGGAAGTGATTAAGTGATAGATTTTTTGAAGGAATTAACGGCGCAGTTTAGAGTGGTAACTCCAGAGAGTTATCATGAGAAAAACCGGAAAAACACGGTCATCTATCCCTATTTGACATTTGATTTTGATAGGGAATCAATCGAGCGAAACGTCGATGGCTTTTATATTGACGTGGACATTTTCGATAATAACTCAAGCTATATGAAGGTGTTTGAACTTGAGGAAGCTTTGACAGATCACTTCAAGGACAACCGAAAGTTAACCGATGACTTGTTCATTCGGTTTAATTTTTTGCGTTCAAACAAGGTCCCGACTGGGGATGACATGATTAAAAGGCGGAACTTGCAGTTTTACTGTAAAACAGATTGGAGGAATAAATAATGGCATTGAAAAAGACTGGATATACCAGCTCAACAGCAAAGAACTACTTGATTAATGCAGCAACAATTTATACCGGGGTTTCTTACACCGAAGGAGCAGGGTTCAGCGGAACTTTACACGGTGCAACAAGCGGCGGTGTGACATTGACGATTGAACAAACATACCGCGACATTGAAATTGACGGCACAAGTCACATGAAAGTGAAAGGAAACAAGGTGCTTGAAGCAGCGAACGCTACTGTGACAGCAAATATGAAAGAGTTGACGGCTGAAAACATCCGCAAAGCATTGAACGGAACTATTCGCGAGGCTGAAGCGGACGAAGGGCCGGCTGGTTACCGAGTAATCGAAACAAAACGTTATGTTGAAGATGACGATTACGTGGACAATATCGCTGTTGTTGGAACTTTGAGCGGTACTGATGAACCGGTTATTGCAATTCTGGACAACGCACTTGCTACAAGCGGATTAGAGTTAGGGACAGAAGACAACAACGAGGCGGTTGTTGAACAGACCTATGAAGCTCATGCAACAGTGGAGCAACTGGATGCCGACCAATTCCCTTGGAGAATTCTATTCCCAACAGTGGATGGAGTAGAAGAGACAACAGGAACAACAGGATCATAAGAGGAGGAAATAACATATGACATTAGAAATGCGCGAGTTGAAGGGTGACGATTTGTTCACCCTTCTTTCTATTGTAGGTAAACTGGACATCAAAGATGAATTTGTTTCTATTTTTGAACAGAACGCGGAAGCCGGAAAAGTGGTTCCGATGGACAAGAAGAAAAAAGAACCAACCAAAGCAGAAAAGGCCAAAGCGGAAGCGGAAGCCGAAAAGCGCGGAATGGAAGCCATGGCCACGTTGCTGCAAAAAGTATTAATGAACATTGGAAAAATCAAAGGTGACATCAACGCATTGTTGGCCGACTTGACCGGTAAGCCACTCAAAGAGATTCAAAATCTGGGGCTGAAAGAATACACCGGTTTGATTATTGGGTTCTTCAAGAAAGAAGAATTGAAAGATTTTTTCTCATCTATCGCATCGTTAATGTAAATGATGACGGTGAATTCAAATTAAAAGACATGCTTTATAAACGATACGCGGATCCGTTGAGCCTTATGAGTACATACACACTCGAAGGCTTGACGGATTTTATTTTGCGTCTATTTGACCAGGCAAACGAAGACCAGCTTTGGGATATTTGGCTTCATAAACCTGTCGAAGAAGATTTCGAAACGTTCAAGCGGAAGCGTTACAAGAAGATTCATAAGAAAAATCAAAAGCCGCTGTCGGTTGAAGAAGAGAAGAAGATTATCGAGAAAAACATGCAGTTTATCAAGCCTGTAAACAAAGGCGGTGAGACATAATATGGGCGAAATTTTCAAGCTGTTCGGAACCATTGGGCTGAACAACGATGAAGCCAACAAAGGAATTGACGAGACAACCGGAAGGGCGAAAAGTGCATCCGGGAAAATCGCCGGCTTCTTCAAAAAAGCCGCCACCGTCATTGCAACTGTGTTTGCGGCCCAAAAATTAGTTGATTTTGGAAGGATGACTGTTGAAGCGGCTGCATCAGCACAGGCTATTCAGGCACAGTTTGAACAAGTCTTCGGGGATTCGCAAGGCGCTGCTTCAAAAGCAATAAACGGCATGGCCAAAGAATTTGGTATGCTGCCAAACCGAATCAAACCATCCTTCACAAGCACCACCTCCATGTTTAAGGGGTTGGGGCTATCGACAGAAGAAGCGATGGAACAAGCTACCAAAGCCGTCACAATGGCGAGTGACGCCGCAGCCTTCTATGACATGAGCTATGAAAATGCGAACGGCGCATTGAACTCATTTATTAAAGGGAACTATGAAGGTGGAGAAAGCATCGGCCTGTTCGCGAACGAAACGCAGATGGCGGCGTGGGCTGCTGAAGAGTTGGGAGTGGACTGGAAAACACTGGATGAAGCCGGTAAACAGATTGCCCGACTGGAGTTCGCACAAGCGATGCAGGAGGCAGCCGGAGCCACTGGACAAGCCGCGAGAGAATCCGAATCATACGAGAACCAACTGGGGAACATGAAGCAAGCCTGGCAAGACTTCGCTGCAATCGTGGGCGCGCCTATCCTGGGCATTGCGGTCCAAGGGCTCCAAACAGTCACTGGATGGCTCCAAACGGCAGGGGAGAAAGTACAAGACTTCCAAGCTTGGCTTGGTGATCTAAAACAAGAAGTGGCAGAAAGCACGGCATGGCAAACTTTGCAAGAAGTAATAGGCATGGCCATCGACAAGTTGAAGGAAATGTTTGAAGCTGCCAGCCAAAGCGAAACTCTGGATAATCTCAAAGATTTACTGGTGCAACTCAAAGATGCCATTTTAGACATCAACTTTGTGGAAGTTGTTCAAAGTATCAGCGACTTTATGAATCGTTGGGCTCCGCTGATTGCCGGAATAGCTGCCGGACTGGTTACGTTCAAGGCATTGACGACAGCAATCACCATTGTTGGGGGAGCCTTCACAGCGCTTAAGTCGATTCAACACGCTATTACAGGATTCAAGTTGGCCATCACTGTTTTTGGTGGCGTGAAAAATGCAGCAATCGTGCTTATTCCGATTCTTACGGGTATTAGTTGGCCTATCCTGGCCATTGTCGCAGCTGTTACAGCAGCCGTGGCAGCGGGTGTCCTTCTTTGGAAGAATTGGGACAAGATAAAAGCTAAAGCATCCGAATTGGGAGCTAAAATCTCTGAAACATGGGATGGAATTAAACAGTGGACAAGCGAAACTTGGTCCAATATAACTGGAACGGTTAAATCGAAGGCGTCCGAAATAGCTTCAAATATCAAAAGTAAGTGGAACGAAGCGGATCAAGCTACAGCAGTGAAATTTTCGGATATGGCACGAAACATTTCAGACAGGATGACAGAAAGCGACAACGCTGTTGTCCAGAAGGCTGGTTCTATTTTATCGAGCATTACGGATAACTTTGATGCAGCGTACGGCGAAACAGGGAATATTTTTTCCGCAATCGCCATGACCATAGGGCTATCGCTACAAGATGCCTTTCAATGGGCCGCTGAAAAAGTTTCGCAGATTAAAACCACCATTACAGAAACATGGTCAAGCATTACAAATTGGCTTACGGGAGTATGGCAGGGAATTGTCGAGAAAGCTCAAGCCATCTGGCAAGGGCTGGTGAATGTATTTACGTTTATCTGGCTTTTGATTAAAGAAGTGTTCAACGTTGCATGGTTGGCCATTTCGACGCCACTTATTTTGGCATGGCAAGCCATTGTGATCGCAGCACTAGCAATTTGGCAGCCATTAGCTGCATTCTTCAGCATGTTGTGGGAAGGCATTAAAAACGTGTTTACCACGGTGTGGAATTCCATCACTAGCTTCCTAAATTCAGCATGGCTTGCTATCGTAACAGTGGCCAGACAAGTGTTTGAACCTCTTAGAGCATTCTTCTCTCAAGTTTGGAACTCCATCAAGTCCATTGTCACAACAGTGGTCTCCACCATCGTGAGTTATGCTTTGACTTGGTTTAATAACTTAAAAACGAACGTAATTGCTATCTTTAATGCAGTTAGTTCATTCGTTACATCGGTATGGAATGCGATTAAATCTGTAATCACATCCGTTGTGTCGGCCGTGGTTTCTTTTGTTGTTGACAGATTCAACGCATTGAGAAATAACGTGATAACAATATTCAACGCAGTGAAGTCTGTAGCTTCAACGGTTTGGAACGCAATCAAAAATGTGATTCAAACAGTCGTTACAGCGGTTGTTACGTTTGTGAAGAATCGTTTCACGACTTTGAAAAATAACGTGATGACGATATTCAATGCAGTGAAGTCCATAGCAACAACAGTTTGGAATGCAATTAAAAACGCAATTCAAACCGCCGTTAATGCCATAAGAAACGTAGTAACCAATGTATTCAATTCTGTAAAATCAACAGTATCTAGCATATTCAACAGCATTAAAACGACCGCATCGAATGTGTGGAACAGCATCAAGTCTTCGGTGACAAGAGCTGTTAATAGCATCAAGAGCGGAGTGACTAGCTCGTTTAACAGTGTCAAAAGTACTGTGTCGAGAGTTTGGAACAGCATTAAATCATCTATCACGAACGCAATCAACGCGGCGAGAGATGCAGTGAGCAGAGCAATCAATAAAATCAAAGGCTTCATGAATTTTGAGTGGAGTTTACCGAAGCTCAAACTTCCTAGAATCAGCATCTCCGGCAAATTCAGTTTGTCGCCTCCGAGCGTGCCGAAGTTTGGCATTGACTGGTTTGCTAAAGGTGGTATTTTGACCAAAGCGATGGCCTTTGGAATGAACGGCAACGACATCATGGTTGGTGGAGAAGCCGGGAAAGAAGCGGTCCTTCCGTTGAATCGTGAAACATTAGGCGGAATTGGTGCCGGCATTGCTTCTTCCATGGGCTGGAGCGATGAACGGATTGCTGAAAAACTGGATGCAATCATTGAGTTGTTGATTGAGTTCTTTACTGGGTACGATCCAGACACTCAAGTTGTGATGGATACCGGCGCATTGGTCGGAGCCATTAAACATGAGATTAATAGACAACTAGGAAATGACGTTAACTTAAGGGGGAGAGGTAGATAATGAACCAAGTTTACTTTGATGACTTAGGCGCATTCGATGACTGGGGGATTTATCTATCCTCCTTTTCTATTGGAGATGCACCAGTAAAAGAAAACTTTATTGATATTCCATCCGGTGATGGAGCTTTGGATTTAACCGAAGCATTGAGAGGTGAAGTGTCGTATGGCAACAGACCTTTTGAAGCACGCTTCACGATTAAGCCTCCAAGAAGTGCCTGGCCAAGTCTCTTAGACGAAATCCGGGCCTTTTTGAATGGCCGAAAAAGAAAAATTAGAGTGAAGGACGTTCCAGGTTACTATCTTATTGGCAGATGCTCCACCAGCTTTGAAATAGACGGGGTTCTGGGCATTTTGAAAGTATCAGCGACTTGTGAGCCGTGGAAGTACAAAAACAGCCCTACCGTCCATAATTTGACAATAGGAGCAAGCGGGGTGCTGGACGTCAATCTGACGAATAGCCGCAAAAGAGTCATTCCGACAATCACAAACAGCGCGGAAATCAATATCAAGTTTGGAAGTATCTCACGAACGGTAAGCGCAGGAACACACCGACTCACAAACATCATCCTAACCGAAGGAGACAACCAGATGACCATTTCCGGGGCTTCGGGAACAACCGTCAACATTGAGTATCAAGAGGGGGCTTTATAATGTACACCGTTAAATTAGACGGACAAACTTTATTCGATCCCAGGGTGGATGAATTAAAAATATATAATCCGAAGTTAGCGCTTGAGGTAAACACGACTTTCGGCTTTGACTTCACTATTTATCCAAACCATCCTCTTTACGCTCAAATTAAACGTTTTAAGTCGGTTGTCGAAGTCTTCCAAGGAAACACCTTGCTATTTCGTGGACGGGTCTTAAACGACGAAATAGGATTCTATAATGATAAGGGCGTCATTTGCGAAGGTGACCTGGCATTTTTTAATGACAGCATTATTCGCCCTTATGAATATACCGGAGGCGTTAAAGAGTTTGTTCAATTTGTGATAGACGAACATAACAAACAAGTGGATGCGTCCAAACGTTTTGAAATAGGGAACGTTACCGTGACGGATCCAAACGATTATATAACCCGCTCCAGCGTTGAACCAGCTAAATCATGGGACGTTCTCAATGACAAACTGATTAAGATGCTGGGCGGGTATATTATGGTGAGACGTGAGAACGGGACCAATTACATTGATTACCTGGAGGATTCCAATTATAGGAGCATTCAGGAAATCGAATTGGGAAGCAACCTTCTGGACTTGACCAGGAGAATCAAAGGCGAAAACATTATCACCGCTTTGATTCCGTATGGGACAAAACTAGAAGATGAAGAAGGAAACGAAACCGACGACCGTTTGACCATTGAAGAAGTGAACAATGGCGTTGATTATGTATACGACCAAGAAGCCGTTGATTTATACGGTTGGATATTCGGAACAGAAACTTGGGATGATGTCACACTTGGTTCAAATTTGCTCCGTAAAGCGAGGGAAGAACTAGCCAAACGTATCACCATGGATGTGTCTATTGAATTGACCGCGGTTGATTTATCTATGATGGATGCAACTTTTGATGAATTCCGCATCTTTGAATATGTAAAAGTGAACAGTCCATCGCATTTGTTGGATGATTATATGCTTGTCTCTAAGTTGGATATTGACTTGCTGAACCCGCAAAACAACACGCTGACGCTTGGTTTGGATTATGCTACCTTTACGGAGCGTCAACTTGAAACGGAAAAAGCGATCAAAAATGTGGACGTCATAAAAGGTCCTAAAGGAGATAAAGGAGAACCCGGAGAACAGGGTCCACAAGGTCCAGAAGGGCCACAGGGGCCACAAGGTGAGCAAGGTTTGCGAGGGCTACAAGGTCCTAAAGGAGACCAAGGGATCCAAGGGCCGCCAGGAGAAGATGGGCGTTCCTCTTATACACATATTGCCTATGCAGACAGTTCAGACGGCCAAACCGGATTTTCTCATGATGACTCCACCGGCAAAAAATACATCGGTATGTATGTGGATTTTAATTCCGAAAGCTCAAGCGACCCGACAAAGTATAATTGGACTTTGATTAAAGGTGCTGACGGTGAGCAAGGAATCCAAGGGCCTAAAGGTGATGACGGGAGAACGCCTTATCTTCATATTGCTTATGCAACCAATTCAACAGGTACGGCCGGCTTCTCCACCACTGATTCAGTTGGAAAGACTTACATCGGTCAATATACAGACTTTAATTCTGCTGACAGCACAGACCCTTCCAAATATAGCTGGACGTTGATTAAAGGAGAAAAAGGTGACAAGGGCGATAGAGGGGAGCAAGGTCTTAGAGGGCTGCAAGGACCTAAGGGCGACCGAGGCATACAAGGACCGCCGGGAGAAGATGGCCGCTCTTCTTATACTCATATTGCCTATGCAAATAGCGCAGATGGAACGCAGGATTTTTCAACAACCGATAGCCAAAACAAAGCCTATATCGGCATGTACACCAGTTTTGAATCAACGGACAGCACAAAACCCAGTGATTATAACTGGACGCTGATTAAAGGCGCTGACGGTGAGAAAGGAATCCAAGGGCCTAAAGGTGACGATGGAAGGACACCATACTTACACATTGCCTATGCAAATAGTCCAGATGGAACAAGTGGATTCAGCACGACTGACTCAACGGGCAAGTTGTATATAGGACAATACACGGATTTCACAGAAGCCGACAGCACGGACCCTAAGAAATATTCCTGGACGCTGATTAAAGGTGAAAAAGGAGATAAGGGCGATAAAGGAGAACAAGGCCCTCAAGGAATCGCCGGCCCACCTGGAGAAGATGGGCAATCTCTATATACATGGATCAAGTATGCGGATAGTCCAACAAGCGGCATGAGTGATTACCCGAATGGAAAAGAGTATATCGGTATTGCTTATAACAAGACCACAGCCGCAGAGTCCTCAAGCTATAGTGACTACACTTGGAGCCTTATCAAAGGCCCAAAGGGAGACAAGGGAGAAACTGGTTCGCAAGGTGTTCAAGGTCCGCCTGGAGAAGACGGGCAACCGTTATATACTTGGATTAAGTACGCTGACGATGAAATCGGAGGCGGGATGAGTGACAGCCCGGAAGGAAAAAGATATTTGGGACTTGCTCACAACAAAACCACCGCCACGGAATCGGATGACCCTAGCCATTACACCTGGAGTCCAATGTATGATAACGAATACCTGGACGAACAAATAACAACGCTTGATTCAAACATTGAACAAACTGCCGAAGCAATCAGGACGGATGTAGAACGTGATTACACAGCAAAATCAGAGTTTGAGACGTATCAAGAAACGGTCTCGACTCAATTTGAACAAACCGCTGATAGTTTTAACTTCACGTTTGAGGAGTTAGCTCAACAAATCAGCACAATGGATGAAGAAACCAAGGCCCAGTTTGAGGAGCGTATGCGGTACATTCGTTTTGTGAATGGAAATATCGTACTGGGAGAAGTGGGGAATGAGATTACGCTTGAAATACAGCATGACCGCATTTCGTTCCTGCAAAACGGCGCTGAAGTGGCTTATTTCAGTAATAACAAATTGTTTATTACAGATGCAGAAGTGTTGAACAGTCTCCAAATCGGAGCGTTCGCTTTTATTCCAAGGGCGAACGGATCATTAGACTTTAAGTAAGGAGGTGGATTGATTGGCATTATCAGGAAGCGCACGAGGCAGCGGAACTCCTCGTTTACGGATTGATTGGAGCGCAACGCAAAGTATTGCAAACAACCGCTCCACTGTGACAGCAAAAGTATATTTGGAGGCAGATTATTATATCAATTTCTCTGCTACTAAATACGGAAGTGTGACCGTTAATGGTGTAACCAGGAACTTTAGCACATCGAGTCGTTATTCCGGCACGGGTTCGTGGTTATTGACGACACAAACATTTACCGTGAACCACAATTCCGACGGCACCAAATCGTTCAATTTTTCGGCGAAGTATGATATTAAAATCACGTATTCAGGAAGCTGGCTAAATACCATTTCAGCAAGTGGTTCAGGTACGTTGAACACAATACCAAGAGCAAGCTCCATCTCTAGTATTGTTGGAAATACAATCGGAAGCCCTATAACGGTTAACATTAGCCGCGCAAGTAGCAGCTTTACACATGAAGTTATTTATGATTTGCCGGATGGAAGCAGACGAGCTATGTGGGAGGGCGTCGGGACTTCGAAAACTTTTACGCCATCTATGAGCGACGCGCAATACATCCCAAACAGCACAAGCGGAACGGCGAAAATTACACTTAGGACTTTTAGCGGTAATACGATGATCGGTAGTGTAGTAAAGCATTTTACGATATATGTGCCGTCAAGCGTTGTTCCGACTGTTGATACCGTCTCTATTTCGGAGGCGGTTAGCGGGCTGGCATCACAGTTTGGTGCGTATGTTCAAAACAAGTCCAAGTTGAAACTATCTATGACAGCCAGCGGGGCTTATGGTAGTACAATCAGGTCCTATAAAATAACGGCGAATGGGACATCGTATAATAGTTCCAGCGCAACAACTGATATTCTTAAATTTAGCGGGACAAACCGCATCACGTTTGAGGTGACGGATTCACGCGGCCGGAAAGCCAGTGTTGCACGAGAAGTAACTGTTTCTCCTTATTCTGAACCTATAATCACAAGCGTAGATGCGATTAGAGCAAACAGTGATGGGTCAGAAAATAATGAAGGTACCTATGCAAAAATAACGGTCAATGGATCAATCAGTCCAGTTGAAAACAAAAACGCAAAATCATTTACTATTTACTACAAAAAGAACTCTGCTTCCACTTGGTCAGAGAGAACAATCAGCGTCGCTGGATATACAGTTAACACAACAGTCCTTATTCCAGGATTTGACGTAGACAATGCGTATGACATCCGTTTCCAGGTCGCTGATTACTTTACGGCGATTTCGCTTGATGTAGTCCTAACTTCTTCTTTCACACTTATCAACTTCCATCCCTCTAAAAAGGGGATGGCCTTCGGAGAAGTGATGGGGCGCCCTGAAGGATTTGACATCAACTTGGATGCGAAATTCAAGCAGGCGCCTACAATTGTAGCACCAACTTCCACAGACGAAGACGGTGCTTTTTTACGTTTGCGAAGGCTGGACGAGTCTTTGCTTGCGTTTTTGTCAACAGGAGCAGGCGGGACTGGCCTTAAGTTACACATGTACAATGGGGCATCGTGGACAGGATATTTGTCTGTTGCTGAAAATGGCGAGCTATCAATCAATGGAAGGCAAATTGCGCAGCATGGTTCTAATTCGAACGGAGAATGGGTTCGTTATTATGACGGCACTCAAATATGCTGGCATATAGATGTCATTAGAGGCGGGACGTCTGAAGGGTACTACAGTTCTGGATTTTCTGCTACACCATCAAGAAATTGGACGTTTCCAATGGCTTTTAAGGATGATAACGTGGCAACAACTGCGAATGAAAGAGGCGGCGCCGGGAGAACGTTCGGCGGTTTAGGGGCGCAAGCAACTGGAAATACATCCACCTCTTATGTTCTGTATAGGGCAAGAAGTGTCACAAATGATATATATGCTTCGTTGTTGGCAATTGGAAGGTGGTATTGATGAAAATTTTATTTAGCCCACAAGTACCGGCGAACTATACCGACAAAATTATCTATAAATTTGACGAGGAAATCATTACGGTAACCGATCCAAGCGGAGCCGTCGATTCTTTTGATTTCTCCAATCTTCCGGACGGCCGGCTGTCAGAGAGGGGAATCGAAACAGTGTTAAATCCGAATCCGATTGTTGACGCTTGGAGAGAAGATGGGGAGCTGCACGTCGAGCTTTTGAATTATATTGGTTTGGAAGCGACAGAAGCAGAGCGATTCCCTGACTGGATAGACCATACAGAATACAATCCTCCGAAAGTGAGTGATGAAAATGGCTGAAATCAAATGGAAGACACAAGAGGAAGTTGACAAAGAAAAAGAGGAGCAAAAGAAAAGGGAGCAGCTCCCCACTCCTGAAGAACGAATAGCACAACTGGAAAGAACAATATTGAATTTATTATTAAAAGCATAAGGGAGAAAAGGAGATGGATGATAATATGTACGGATTTTTATTAAACATGTGGTTGATGGACCGCATCGACGAGGATTATTTAGACGTTATGGTCAGAAAAGAGTTCCTCACTGAACAAGAAAGACAAATGATTGTGGCAACACCGAAAATACTCTAATGAGCAGCCAAACCGGTTGCTCTTTTTCTATTGAAAAAAGGATGTGAGGAAAATCAAATTGGCATTTGTGCGGTATCATTCCGTCCCCATCGCTCTGTCTATCATCACTTTTTTGTTTGGACAGGCGTTGCTGTTTCCACAGTCAAACGTCGTCAATCGTCTCATTTTGTTCCCGCACGGAACGGACACCTTTGTCGGAATCACAATGATGGTTCTGGCAGTCGGAAAAATAGTCTCGCTTTTATTTTGGAATAAAGCCATGCAACGAATCTTTTTAATCGGGATGACCGTTTGCTGGGTACTGATAGGCTGGGCCTACTTTAACCATATAACTCCAAACACGAGCCACCTCATGGCGTGGGGGTTGGCCGCAATCGGTTATGCCGAATTGTGGCGAGGTGATTTCTCTGGATAACGTGCCACAATACATCCAATTGATCTTCACAGCGTTGGGAAGTGGCTTTCTTGGTCATTTGGTTTCCGGTAAGAAGTATGCGAATGACGATAAGCAGGAGATCATCAACCAATTGCAAGAAGAACGGAATTACACTAACTCACAGCTGAAAGTGCGGGACGAAAAGATTGATGAGCTTTATTCCAAATTCCGTGAGTTAGAACAAAAATATGGCGAACTGGCACAGGAGAAGAGAGAAGTGGAATGGCAGCTAAAGCGTAAGACGGCAGAAGCCGAAATGTGGAAAAAAGAAAGCGAAAAATGGCAAGGGATTGCCGGAGATTTGGAAAAGAAAGTGGATCGACTGGAAAAAGAACTGATTTTTACAAAAGGAGGGTGAAAGAAATGAAGTTTAACTTAAGAAACGTCCGTCCGGCCACATGGGTGCGAATCATCGCACTCTTTTTGGTTCTGGTGAACCAGATTGCGGTGTCGGTACTCGATACCACATTGCTACCATTTACCGATGCAGAGATTTATGAAGGCGTGTCAACTGTCGTGACGCTAGTCGTGTCTGTTTGGTCGGCTTGGAAGAACAACTCATTGACCGAACCAGCACAAGAAGCAGACCGAGTACTGAAAGCAAAGAAAGGGGGATAAATAATGGAGTTCCAATCCGATTTTATCAACAAGATAAAAGATGGCGTCGTTAAAACCTGGGACACACACCAAGTGCTGCCATCCATCAGTGCTGCTCAAGCTATCCTGGAAAGCAACTGGGGCAGAAGCGGCCTTGCTGTTAAAGGAAACAACTTGTTTGGCATTAAAGGCGAGTACGAAGGCCAAAGCGTATTGATGGAAACATCCGAATACCTGGACGGGAAATGGATCCGTGTAGATGCGAAATTCCGGAAATATCCATCTTGGAGCGAGTCCATCATTGACCACGGCGCTTTCTTTACTTCCACGCCGTGGCGCAAAGGCAACTATGCAAACGTGATTGGCGAGACTGATTACAAACAGGCGGCAAAAGCGTTACAAGAAGCAGGCTATGCGACTGATCCAGGATACGCGGACAAGCTCATCAACTTGATTGAAACATACAACTTAGACGCATTAGACAAAGGAGTGGAAAAGGTGGCCAAAGAAAAAACGTTTGTCATTGATGCAGGTCACGGCGGACACGATCCAGGAGCGAGCGCCAACGGGCTGATTGAAAAAGTATGGACTTTGCAAGTAGCTAAAAAGATTGAAGCCAAACTCAAAGCGTTGGGGCATAGAGTGTTGATGATTCGTACAACAGACCGCTTTTTGTCACTTAATGAACGAACCGCTTTAGCAAACAAATGGGGAGCGGATGCTTATATTTCCGTCCATATTAATGCCGGGGGCGGTTATGGTTACGAAGACTTTATTTTTAATGGTTCTGTCAGCCAAACCACTAAAGAATTGCAGGACGTGATTCATAATGAAGTAGTTAAGGTTCTAAAAGAACACGGTTTGAAAAACAGAGGGAAAAAGAGAGCCAACTTTGCTGTTTTGAGACAAACTGTAATGCCGGCGTTTCTTTTCGAAGGCGCCTTTGTTGACACTTCCGACTATAAAGTTTTGATGAAAGAAAGCTACAAAGAAGACTTGGCCACCGCTATTGCCAACGGATTGAATAAGTTCGTCGGAAACACCGGAACAGTTAAGAGTGAGCCAGCCAAAGAGGACAAACCCGAAGCTGTCAACGCAGGAAACATATACGTTGTACAAACCGGAGATACACTGTCAGAAATCGCTCAAAAATTCGGTGTGACGGTCGATAACCTTGTTGCTTGGAACAACATTCCAGACAAGAACAAAATCAGTGTAGGGCAAGTTTTGACGGTAAAAGAAGGAACGACCATCTATACAGTCAAGAGTGGAGACACGCTTTCAGGCATTGCCAGCAAGTTTGGGACGACCACCGATGCGCTTGCTGAACTAAACGAAATCAACGACCCTAACTTGATTCATCCAGGGCAAAAATTGAAAGTGAACGGGACTGAAAAAGCGAGCAAGGTATCCGCTGCATCTGGATCCGTCACATACACAATCAAAGCGGGCGATACCTTGTCCGAGGTTGCTCAACTGTTCGGAGTGTCTACAAATGAATTGGCCAAACGAAACGGCATCAGCAATCCAAACTTGATTCGTGTTGGCCAAACACTGCAAATCAAAGGCGGTTCAGGCGGTGGAACCTATACCGTCAAAAGTGGTGACACGTTATCAGAAATCGCTCAAAAACTAGGCGTATCTACCAAGCATTTGCAAAATAAGAACGGCATCAAGAACGCAAACAAGATTTTTGTAGGCCAGAAAATTAAATATTAAAACCCTACCCTGTCGGCATGTTCCGGCAGGGTTATTTTTTGTGCCTAAAACACTCAAATTGTGACAAAATAAGACTAAAGTGTTCTTAATATGCTAAAATGGTTCTATTATTGTAGTTTGTAGGTGATGGAAAATGCCAAATGAAAGAACGGCCACGGACCAGTTTGTCCGAAAGCAAATAGAAGAATTAGGAGTTACATATGATGAACAAGGTTCTTCAATAATAGAAGTGAGAGAGGCCTTATCAAACGGAAGCAAAACCGGAAAAGGCGGTGTGGGCAAACCGGAATTTGTTTTCGTAGTGAAAGATTTCTTGATTATTGTTGAAGACAAATTAAGCAATGATAAAATAGCTTGCTTCAATGACGAGCAAGAACTTGATATGAGTACAAAAGCGAAAGTGGACTACGCCTTAAACGGAGCGGTTCACTATGCAAAACATATCGCTGAAAACTCTTCATTCAAAAGGGTGTTTGCAATCGGGATAACCGGAAGCGAAAAACACCATATCATCCAGCCGGCTTTTGTTTCAGATAAAGAAGTGATCCTTCTCGATGAAATAGAAACTTTGGAGAACTTCAAAGAAGAAAATATTGAGAGATATTATTCCGTTGAAGTGCTAAAAGAAACACCTCCGGAAGAGCAAGAACTGAAGGATATTCTTAGTTTGTCGAAAGATTTGCATGAGAGCTTGAGAAATTACGGGCAGCTTTCCGAAAGAGAAAAGCCTTTAGTTGTTTCGGCTATCATGCTAGCGCTACAAGATAAAGACAACTTTGAAATAAAGAATTTGAACGGAAACCAAGTACAAAAGGACGGAAAAAAGATATTTGATTCTTTGTCAAACTATTTAGATATTGCCAAGGTCCATCCGGAAGTTAAAAAAAGAGCGATACTAGATGAATTCTCTTTTATCAAGACACGCGTTACGTTGAACACAAAAAATGAAAGTTTAGGCAACAAGACACCTTTAAGGTATTTTACGGAATACATAGACAGTAAAATCTTACATATTATGAAAGGGACCGAAGACGAGGATATTTTGGGCCGCTTTTATGGTGAGTTTGTAAAATATTCCGATGGGGATGCAAACGGCCTGGGTATTGTTTTGACGCCATCGCACATAACAACCTTGATGTGTGAGTTGGTTGACATCAAACCGGATGACGTTGTGCTGGATCCATGTGCGGGAACGGGCGGCTTCTTAATCGCAGGGATGAATAAGATGCTGAAACAAAGCAAGGATGCAGATCAATCGGAAAGCATCAAAAAAGAACAGATTCACGGCATAGAAATCCGTGAAGATTTGCATACAATCGCCACGACTAACATGATTTTGCGCGGCGACGGGAAAAGCAACCTAAGAAGAGACGACTTTTTACGGATGGATACAAAGGACTTGCAAAATATTAATGCCACAGTTGGACTTATGAACCCGCCATATTCACAGGCGAAAAACGCTGATACAGCTCATTTGTCAGAACTCAACTTCATTAATAGGTTGCTTGATTCAATGGCTCCTGGCGGACGCGTTGCCGTAATTGTTCCGCAATCGACAATGGTTGGTAAGAACAATCGTGACAAGGACACAAAAAAATTAATCCTGAAAAATCACAGCTTAAAATCAGTTATAACGTTAAATAAAGAAACGTTCTATGGTGTAGGGACCAACCCGTGTATTGCTGTATTCACAGCGCATCAACCGCATAACGAAAATGACAGAGTAATGTTCTTTAATTTTGAAGATGATGGTTATGAGGTTAGAAAACACATGGGCTTGATGCCTACAGAATTGGCCAAAGATAGAAGGAAGAAACTCCTGGACGTTTACTATGATAGAGCAGAAGCACCTTCTTCTTTCATGGTGAAATCAAAAGTAACAGCGGAAGATGAATGGCTGCATAGTTTCTTTTATTTTAATGACAATATTCCTTCTGCCGATGATTTCATGAAAACGATGGCTGACTATTTGACGTTTGAATTTGATATGAGAAGCCATGGAAAAGGATATTTGTTCAAAAAGGATGGTGAATGA